GACGCTTTTATCAACGCTCTTGTCATTCTTGGCCGGGGGCGTGCCTAAGTTGCTTGATCTTTGGCAGGACTCTAAAGACAAGGCGCATGAGCTGGAACTTGCCCGTATGCAAAACGAGCGTGAGCGCGAGTTAGCCGCCATGGGATTGCTTGCGCAGCAACGCATCGAAGAGATTCACACCGAGCAAGTTGCGATGCAAACGCAATCCGAAGAGATGAAAGCCCTTTACGCTCATGACATTGCGATTGGCGAAGGAACAAGTCAGTGGGTCAAGAACGCTAGAGCATTGGTGCGTCCAGTGCTTACCTATGGCATGTTCATGTTGCTTGTATTTGTTGAGATTGGAGGATTCTGGTACGCATGGACAACGAACGTGCCATTCGATTTGATGCTTGACCAATTATGGGATGACGACACGCAACAGATTTGGGCCGCGATTGTGGCCTTTCACTTTGGGTCACGAGCCTTTGCGAAATGATCAGCCCGCTTGCCCTACAAATGATCAAGCATCACGAAGGTGTGCGCGTGCGGCCTTATCGTTGTCCGGCGTTGCTTTGGACCGTGGGTGTGGGCCATGTCATTGACCCATCGCACATCAACATCAAGATCGAAGAGCGTAAAGCTTTACCCATTCCACCAGGTTGGGATCGCACGTTATCTATGGCGGAAGTTGACGATATACTTACACAGGACTTACGCCGCTTTGAGGCTGGCGTATCACGATTATGTCCTGCTGGCCTTACTCAGTATCGCTTTGATGCACTCACATCATTTTCGTTCAATGTGGGATTAGGTAACCTCCAGCGATCAACGCTGAGAATGCGCCATAATCGCGGCGACTATACGGGCGCGGCACTTGCCTTTAGAATGTGGACAAAAGCGGCAGGGAAAGAGTTGCCGGGCCTGGTCAAACGCCGCCGCGATGAAATGGCCCTCTACATGAGCAACTGATATGCCACTTGTTCCCATCAAATTGCCGCCAGGCATTTACAGAAACGGTACAGAGTACCAATCGCAAGGGCGATGGTATGACGCCAATCTTGTACGCTGGTTTGAAGGCACATTGCGCCCCATTGGCGGATGGCGTAAATGGACAACCGCCCAAGCGTCAGGTGTGCCACGCGGCATGTACGCCTGGCGCGACAACTCGGCCAATATATGGCTTGCCGTTGGTACCGCATCAAAGCTTTACGCTTACCAAGGCGATGGCGATCAGGCTGACATTACGCCAACAAGTTTCAGTGCAGGGCGCACCAACGCTTTGGGATCGACGGGTTACGGAAATGGTGATTATGGCGAACAGGCTTATGGCGTTGCACGCATTCCGGCAAGCAATAACGGCGTGCTTCCTGCCACCACCTGGTCGATGGACAATTGGGGCCAATATCTTGTGGCGTGTTCAGACTATGATGGCAAGCTTTACGAGTGGCAGTTAGACTTTGCCACGCCAACCAAAGCCGTTGCCATCACTAATGCGCCAACGAGTTGCAAAGGGTTGATTGTTTCTGAAGAGCGTTTTTTATTTGCGCTTGGCGCTGGAGGCGATCCGCGTAAGGTGCAATGGTCGGACCAGGAAGACAACACGGTTTGGACGCCAGCCGCAACGAACCAAGCGGGTGACTTTATTCTTTCAACGCCAGGCTCGATCATTTGCGCCAGGCGCGTTAGAGGTGGCGTTTTGATTCTGACGGATGTGGATGCCCACTTGGCGCAGTACCAAGGTCCGCCATACGTCTATGGGTTTGAAAAAGTAGGGACAGGGTGTGGCGCTGTGGGCGTGTTGAGCGTTGCCGCTGCCGACACGTTTGCCGTTTGGATGGGATCATCCGGGTTTTGGCTTTATGACGGTTACGTCAAACCGCTTCAATCCGATGTATCTGACTTTGTGTTTCGGGACATCAACCGAGGGCAAATCAGCAAAGTCAACGCGATCCATAATTCAAAATTTGCAGAAATCATTTGGTTTTATCCGTCATCCGAAAGCAACGAAATTGACAGTTATGTGGTGTGGAATTACCGAGAAAATCATTGGACGATTGGCACGTTGGCACGAACGGTTGGAACCGGTCAGGGCGTGTTTACATCGCCATTGATGTGTTCATCCGATGGTTACGTTTACGAACACGAAGCTGGCTGGAACTATGACGGGCAAACGCCATACGCCGAATCGGGACCGTACCAAATTGGTATGGGTGACAACTTGCTTGTGGCGGATCAACTTATCCCTGATGACTTAACGCTTGGCGATGTAACGGCAACATTCAAAACGCGTTTGTATCCGACTGCAACGGAAACAACGCATGGTCCGTATTCGTTAGCCAATCCAACGTCAGTGCGTTTGCAGGGTAGACAAATGAAGGTTCGCGTCAATGGCAACAACAATACGGATTGGCGGGTTGGCATCATGCGTTTTAACGCCAAGCAAGGCAGTAGGCGATGAAACTGCCGCGTCCTGGCGTTGACTACAACCAGATTGAAGAGCAATCGTTTCGGCGTGCTTTGGAGTTGGCTGACTCGATCAATCGCAAAAAAAACGCCAACATCGAAATGGGCCAAGACGAACTGATTGTTATTCGCTCGCCCAATGGCACGCGGTACTCATTGGCGGTATCAAATGCTGGCGTCTTGAGCGCCACCACCATGTAAGGAATTTGAAATGGCAATCCTTTATCCATTTGCAACTTTTAAGTGGGACACCACCGCATCGCTTGCTGCAAAGCAAAAGCTTGTGCGAGACATGATTAATTCAGGATATGACGTTGCCGATATTCGCGCTGAGATTTCAAGGCTTGAACCTGATAAGTCAGCGCTGACAGAATCAAATTTCAATTTACTTGGGCTAAAGCTTCCTGAAGCAGGCGCAGGCGGTGCAGCAGGCGGTGCGACAGGTGGCGCTACAGGTGGTGCGACAAGCACAGGCGCAACCGCAAAGCCAGCAGAGTCGCGCACACTCAAGATTTTTGGTCTTGATTGGAATCGTGACGCATCGCTTGCGACGAAACAAGGCTATGTGCAAACTTTGCTCAAGCAAGGTTACTCGCCAGCGCAGATTCGTGGCGAGATTGCAAGGCTTGATCCAACGCCGGTTGAAGCCACATCATTTGAGCAACTAGGCATTCCCATTCCAAGAACAGGGCGCAGCACGACCGAACGCACTGGCGGAACACGTCTTGAATCGGGCGAAATGAAATACAACATTGCTCCGCTTGCCGATTACGAAGTGCGTGCAGGATTAGCACCTACGGGTTTGCTCAATTATGGTTACGGCCAGGAGCAAGGTCTATTTAGTGACATTCCAACGGCATCCGAAGTGCGGCAAACGCAGGCGGCAAATCTTGCCGCTATGCAAGCGGCAGCGCCAACCGCAAACATTGTGGCGGGCATGGTGAATCGTGGATTGCTCGCCAATGAATCGCCAACGGCTGGATTGTTGGCGCAGAATCAAGCATTGATGAATCAAGTGCGTGATGTGTCCACAAAAACGGCGCTTGATAAAGCTGCGTTTTACAACAATTTACGCGGCCAGGGTTACAGCGATCAGAAAATTCAAAACATTGTTGGTTCATCGATTGGCTTTCAAACGCCGCAGCAGTTTAACTATCTCCGCCAGCTTGGTCAGACTGTACAGATGGCGCCAGAACTGCAAAGGCGTGACGCTGAAGGCAAAGCGTCTTACTTTAATGATTTGCTCAATAGCGGTTTGAATTACGATCAGGCGTTGAGCGTGATCAACACGGGCGTTGGTCAGCAAAAGAATGAGGATTTGTTAGAGCTTGCGCGTATAGCGTCCGCTCAACGAGCGCAGCCTATGGCAATGCTAGGCACTGCTCCAGGCGCGTTTAGCCAAGGATTATTGGCTGGCGGTTTTCCTTCCGTGGCGGGCCAAACATTACTCGGATTTGGCGCAGCGTGAATGATTTAGCGCATTGGGATCGATGTTCTCCATACCTCGAAGCGGCGTTGCGCTTTAGCCATGGAACGCATACCATTGAAGACATACGCAAAGCGGTTATTGACAGGGCGATGCAATTTTGGCCTGGTCAGCAATCAGCAGTCATTACTGAGGTCCACGTTTACCCGCAAAAGAAATCGCTTCATTACTTTCTAGCTGGCGGCAAACTGGAAGAACTCTCAGCCATGCGCCCTATTATTGAATCGTGGGCGCGTCATATCCAATGCAACATGATTACATTATCCGGAAGACGAGGTTGGATTCGTTCGTTTTTGGCGGATGAAGATTACAAGGAATGCTGGACGGTCATGTCCAAGGAGTTATCACTATGAGTAAGAGCGGCGGCGGTCAAACAACTCGCGTTGAACTTGATCCTGAATTCAAAACGGCAGCGCTTGACGTATATGGCAGAGCGCAACAGATCGCCAATCAGCCTTATACGGCTTACCAAGGCCCGCGTATTGCGGCGCCTACGCAAGCAACGCTCACCGGATTGCAGCGCTTGGCGCAAGTTGAGCCTACTGCCGCCACAACGCTTGGCTTGCAACAGTTAGCGCAGGCCGGTCAGGTTGGGCCTGGTACTGCAACCGTTGATTACGCAACATCGTTGGCGATGCAACCAACCGGTATTGCGCAAAACATTGGTCAGTTTGTGAATCCATTTCAGACGCAAGTGATCAATACGGCGCTGCAAAACATTGAGATGCAACGCCAGCAACAACAACTTGGAAACTTAGCCGCCGCCACTCGCGCCCGTGCCTTTGGCGGATCGCGCCAGGGCGTGCAAGAAGCGTTAACCAATCAAGCCGCACTCATGGCCGCAGGGCAAACGGCTGGCAATTTGGCTTACCAAGGGTTTGGTCAAGCCGCGCAACTTGCGCAACAAGACGTTGCGGCCCGCCAGGCGCAGGCTGCGCAACTGGCAGGATTGGGCGCACAACAACAAGCGATTCGTAGTCAACAAGCGCAGCAACTGCTTAGTGCTGGCGGTGCTGAAGATGCGTTACGCCAAGCGCAAGCGCAACAAT